TGAATAATTGCGACTTTTAGGTGCTGCGTACTCGCGGTGCGCGACGGGGAATGCAAACGTCACGCATATAGCATCTGCTGCATCAGGCGAGGCTAGACCCCTTGCCTTCATGTCTTTCTTAGACTCCAAAAAGATAGTTCCTTTTGAATCCGGCTTCATTACAGGTGATATTAAATCAGTTTTAAGCACTCTGTCACTAGGAATCGACGCAGTTTTCAACCATTGACGCATATCACCCCACATCTGAGCCCTTAAATTACCATACATAAGCGGGTTTTTGCTTCTATTTCCAAAATTGACCCCTCTAATCTTATAGCGCTGCTCTTTTAGACGATCCACCACGCCCCCGCCCACACCACCTTCGTCAATCACCACCAAAGCGGGCTTATATTCCTCAATTGCCTCAATAACGTGACCCACAACGGTCATCGTATCGTCGCCCTTGAAGCGTTTAATGCCAATAATGTCACGCCCTTGCCTGATAGCAATCACCGTTGAGTCAGAGCCAAAGCGCGCTGGGTCAACGCCCACAATAATGGGGGCGGACAGGTCTTTGTGCTTTGCGCGACGCATGGCTTCATCCACGATCGATGACGATATAAACTGATCGTCACCGGCAGATGGGAAGTCACCGTAGACTTCAACCGCCGCTTGACTAGAATCCGCACCATATTCATCAATGATCTGTTGATAGACCGCCTTGTCCGTACCCTCAACCGTGCGCGCATCCACAATCTTGGTGTTCCAAAAGTCACGCTTGGAGTTGTGGCACTCGTAGAAATAACCGGTGTTGCGGCGTGGGTTCGAGAACGCCAACCAGAATCGGTTAGGCGTGTTCTCGGTAAAGAAGCCAGCCGTCACCGCCCAGATGGCGTCGTCAATACCGGACGCCTCGTCAAAGATCACCATCACGCCATCATAGTTGTGAACCCCCGCATACGCATCAGGGTTCTCGCTTGACCAAAGCCTACCCTCCACCGACCAATAGCGTGTGCCTTTCTTTAGGTCACGCTCAACCAACTCTGTAATCCACTTAGCGGGCATGAGCCGTGTGGCGCTGACTTCAAACCAATGGCTGTTGAGTGACATGGCCAACCACTTGGTAATTTCTGCCCAGGTGACCGATCGTAACTGTGACTCAGAGTTTGCCGATATGATGGTCGTAGAACCAATGCGTGTGGACAGCATCCATAGGGTGAGCCAACTGACCAACGCTGACTTGCCAATCCCGCGCCCTGATGATGTCGCCATCCTAAAGGTGTCGAAGTCAACCTTGCCGTTGTTTTGCTTAATGTGCGCGGTCAAGTCTGACAGCACTTCGCGTTGCCATTTGCGTGGGCCGGCAAAGTTCTCAAGCGGCGTACCCTTCTGACCCCAAGGAAATGCGTACAAAACGAACGCTAGTGGGTCATCCTTGATCTTGGGTGACCAGAGCGCTGACATTAGGCGCATCTCTTCGGCGGCGCTGTACTGTGTCGTTTGCATTGTTTACCAACCTAATAGAATTTCAGCAATCTTGCGGGCTTGCACAGCGTCTTGCAGATTACCGTAATAGCCTATCGTAATCGGTTTATGGTTGTGCTGTATACGGGATTCCCATCTAGCTTGCGTTTTATGCCACCGCACACCTTTGACGCCGGACAAACTATCTTTGCGCGTTTTGGTGTTGCGGGTATTGATGTACCGATCAGCTAATCGCAAGTTTGCTATGCGATTGTCATCGCGGGTTCTGTTTATATGGTCTAGTTCTAATGTAGGCCAAACGCCGTGCGTATACAACCAAGCAAGTCGATGCGCTGAATACACTTTTGCGTCTACGCTTACCATAATGTAATTTTGGATACTGCGCGTACCGGCTACCGCGCCTGTCTTAACAGTTCTGCGGGTAACCCTCCAAGTAAAAACGCCTGTTTTGGCGTCATACTGAAGTAGCTCTTTGAGCCGGTCTTGAGTTAATATCTTGGTAGTCATCGCCGTCCTTTTCACGGTTGTTGATAAGAGGCCGGTTACCGTTGTCGCGGTAATCGGCTTCGTCAATTGTAAGCCCATTTGCTACCCGTTGGTTAGCTTGTTCAAGGGCGGTAATAATAGATATGGTTTGGGTTACATCTACCGTGATGGCTTGAGCCGCAGTCCAAGCGTGCTTGTGCTTCAGAAACTCCAACGCCATCTTGGCGTCGCCCGCTAACGCCGCTTCACGCACAACTTGTGACATCTCGGCCTCGGATGTCGCGCGGCCTTGCATGACCGCAAGTTCGACCACAGGGTCTAGCTGGCAGAGCTTGCGAAACTCTTCGGGCATCATGCCAGCCTTGAGCGCTAAAGCGTCGTTTGACAGACCAAGACGCGCGGCTTCGTAGACGCGCAACAAACGCGACTCGGTGGCGCGGACTTCGCGGGGTGTGAAGTGTAGAGATAGCATTTTGCGATTGTAGGTCATGTCGGCAATTTATTATATAAAAAAATTTTGGTGGCATAACCTCCGCTAGCTAGGGCTCCTCGCAGGGCCCTCCCCCCCCTACCCCCATGCCCTCAAGAATGCTTAATGCCACAAGGCCGTTGGCTCACTAAGTCTTAGGTTGTTGGACAACCAACAAGCTCACTAAGTCTTAGGATTAGGTGGCTAAGAGTTAGTGAGTGGCTCACTAAGTCTTAGGACAAATACTCACTAAGTCTTAGCCACTCACTAAGTCTTAGGGCTTACAGGCTCACTAAGTCTTAGCCACCAATACTCACTAAGTCTTAGCCTTCCTAAATATAATTTAGCCGAAAAGCCAGCACACCAGGACTATTTTGTAGGTCATGTAGGTCATGTAGCCATGCAGAAAAAATCGCAACGGGCTCTTCAGCGTGTGCGTCAACGCTCCGACATTTTCATGCTCTAAAGTAATACTTAATATTTTACAGATTTTAAATATATATCTAATAAATGACTATCTAATACTACAAGTCATTCAACAGACTGATTTATAAGCATTTCCTGTCAGCTTTTTTGTTGACAATCTTGCTGACCAAATAACCGACATGGCCGACAAAATAGTCCACTATGTGACATTGTCAAAATAGTTGTTACAAGAGTGATTTAAATGCTAGAAATTTGTGTACACTCAACGTGCAGTACCCGAAACGAAACAACCACAGGAGTTAACACCATGAAAATCACACTAACCGACTACAACACCGGCGCAGTTGTCGCATCACGCCAAGTCACGCTAGGCGAATTTGGTTACACCTACCGCGCAAACCCCAACAAATTCTTTGATGAATTTGAGCAAGCGCTTTATTCGCTTAACAACGGCAAGCCCGAAGGCGTACTGTCTGATGAGTATGGCGAGCGCTACACAATGCGCTTTACTAACAAGTCGCAGCGCCAGCTGGCGGCGCCGATCGGATCTGAACCGGCAAAATCGATCACTTTCAACACCGGCCGCGAATACGCCCCCGAAGGTCAAATCATTCACGCCACACAATTAGATGATGAGCGCGTGCATTTTGTAGACGTGACACGTTATCTAGACGGCGTTGTACGTTGCGCGTTTAATGAGCGCGCGATACTGCGCGCCTATGACGAAGGCGGCTACAACAAAAACTATGTCGATTTTGACGAACAAATGAAATTGATGGATATTGCCCGCGAATTGCACCGCGCGCATCAGGCGGCCAAATGAGTTATTACATATTAGATAACGTGCCCGGCGCGCTTAATGGCGTTAGTTGGGCCACCATTTGCCACGCAAGCGAGCGCTTGGTGTTTATCCGCCACGAACCCACACGCGACACTAGTCGCTGGGTCAGCGTCGCGCGTAAGCGCCCATTTATTGTCACCGTTCGCACTAAGCGCGCAAGCGCTTGGATAACGGTATCTAGCCACGCAACACTTGCGGCCGCTGAATTATCGGCCGCAACACTTATTCAAAATGCCTAATATGTCTAAATTTTCCGATATCGTCGCCGCTCTTTTAATGTGCGTCGCTTTGTTGCTTGCTTGCTTTCTCTAAACTTCACTTCAATAAACTCAAAGGTAAAAATATGATTGCTATACACACTAAATTTATCAGCGCTACTAACACCAAAGGCTCGCGCATTAAAGCCTATACCCTAAACGGGCATAGCGCGACAGTATCGGTCGACCATGCGTTAGACGGCGAAATAAGGCATTTTGAGGCTGTTAAAGCCTTAGTTGCAAAGCATCAATTAGATTGGGATTTGTCCGACATGGTTTGGGGCGATAGCTCAGACGGCAAGGGCTACGTTTTTTGTTTCGCTAACTCAAAGGTGCAATCATGATTGAAAATTTAAAAGCAATTACGCGCTGGGTGCGGCCCGATAATTACGGCGGCGCACATTGGCCCGACTATTTTGTTTTTCTCGGTCAACACCGCGATTCTGACGCGCTTGCGCGTTCTAACTTTACTTGCGGGTTAGCGGCGCTCGGCGGCGAATCAGATACTATTTTAGTGGTGCGCGAGCGCCATTGGGCCGTGGGTTGGGTGGAATGGATAGCCGTACATGAAAGCGACACAGCCGCGCTAACTGAGGCTGACGCTATGCTTTGCGCGCTATCGGATTATCCCGTGTTGAGCGACGATCATTTTGGTGAACTTGAATATAACGAAATTTCGGAACGCTGGACTGGTATGAGTGTGCGCGATAGGATGGAATTATGCGCCGAGCATGGCCTAAGCATATTCGCCGCGCGCCGCGACTATTTGCCGCAAGATGATAGCGGTTCACTTCAAGAGAGTTTAAGGGGCTGAACATGAATTGGTTAACGCTAAATGAAATTGCCGTAGCGCGCGTTTTAGACGTTTTAGAATTTAATGTGGTTGATTTTAAAAACCATGCCCACGGGTATTGGTTAACGGAAATTGAGCAATGCGCCAACGATACACCGCTAGGCGACGATATCGTTTTTGAAATCCCTGCGCGTTTTACGTTTGATCGTCGCCCGAATCCTATTAAATTGTTGCGTAACTGTTTTACTAATGAGGTGTTAGATGAAATATAAAAACGGCCAGTCTGTCGACGTGGGCGATGTGGTACACGTCAGAAATCGCGCGTATACAGTCTATTCAATCAGCGATTACGTTACGCTGCGCAGTATGTGTGAGCGCGGGTACTTTCGTTCGGTCTTTCCCGCTGACATAGGCGCGTACATTCCACGCCTACACCCTTTGTTTGCTGAGTTGATGCCCTTATGACTATATCGCTAATCGCGGCCGCTGTAGTGGTGCTACTGATTCTAGTTTTTGATTTGTAGCACCACGCTAACCCCTACAACCCGCTTACGCGGGTTTTTTTACGCTTTTAAGGTGTGTGACAGCGGCCATAGGTGAACCCGCGCGTATGACTACGCCCTCGGCCATCGCGCGCAAATCGCTCTTGCTATGCTCGAGCATATCGGGCGCGCAGTAAATCTGTTTTTTAGACGTGTACTCGCGCGACGACACGCGCCCACAGTCTACCCATTGGCACTCTTGCAACGCGTGCAAAAGCGCGCCTTGCGACACCTTATAAGTGCCCGGAGCGTTGATTGATAGCGTGTCACAGATCGCGTGAAAGGGCGACGCTATCACGCCATTAGCAAACAAGCCCTTGCGCGCGCGTATCGTGTCAACCAAAAACGATTCATTGGCACTCATACCCTGTTCAACTAGGGTTAGTTTAAATTCTGTCATCGGGGGCGCGGCGCCCGGGTTGAACGCGCTCACGTTACGCGCATACAACCACGCCGCGCACGCGCTCACACCGCCCTGATCAAACCACTTCCACATGGCCGCGCCCGCCTCTGACGTCATACGGGGGGCAGTCGATTTGATCGCAAACCAGCGACGGTCTTGCGAGTCGAGCGTAATAGGTACAGGGTCATTAGAAAATGCCAGCACTAGCAGTCTGTTGGCCATGTCGTAGGGGTGCAAGCCTTTCCTGTTAATTGACAGGTACTCGGGGGGCGCAGCGATCACGGGCTTGAGGCGGTTAGCTAGGGCGCGGCGATCCTTGGCGTCGGGTTCGCGTAATTCATTCAGAATCAGTATTTCAGACTCGAGCGCGTAATTAAACTGCGAGGACATGGTGTCGGAGTCCAACAGGCCACGATTAACCGAATTATCACCACAGACGCCCCATATAAAAGGGTGATACATGGTGTCTTTGCCTGACCCTTGCACACCCGTGTGCAGAATCGCGTGGTTAATCTTGCGCTGGGGGTGTTGCAATTTAAACGCCATCACGTCAAATATGTGGTTAAGCGATTCGGGGTCGGGCACCAAACGCTTGCAATGCTCGAGCCACGGGGTAACGTCACCCTTAATTGCTATGGGTCGAGCATCGCGCCATCTGTTGCCGTACACGTCACCACCACGCGACACCAACACGGTTTCACCCGCTGCGTAGGTGATGCCGACCAACGCGGGGGCGCCACACTTTTGGCGTAACTCATCAAAGCAGACGGACGCCTCAATGTGCCTCCCCGTACGCGCAGACTTGCACACGATATGGCGGTACAACGCGTTAAATGTGCCACGGCTGATTTCGCGCCGATCCTGCATATCAAAATAACTGTCATCGCTTTGAATGTACGCAAACCGCCCAAACCATTCTTCCTTTTCGACCCGTCCTAACTCACGCTGTTCGATCTCGCGCTGGCGGCGTTTGACGTCATCGGGGTATGCTTGAGTAGGTGCAATTACGGCGTAGGTTTTAGCCATAACCGAGGCTAACAATTCATCGCGCAAACCTGGTGCTGCGCTTGGGCCGCCCTGCCCCTCAACCCACTCTAAGAAGATGTGGCTGTCTAGTTGCAAGCAATGGCTGTGCAAGCAGCAATAGGCGCGCATAGAGGGGTTGTAACGCCCTTGCGGGTTGCCGTCGGTATGTTCGTGTGCATTGGGGCACACAACGCCCGCCCAGCCTTCGCTGTTGGGGCGACTGATGACCAAGCTATTCTCGGCCAACCACGCAAAGATGTTATCGGTGCCGTCGTCGTCTATCTTGATCGGCCGGTACGCGTTGGATTCGACGGGGCCGGAAGTCACCCCGAACGCGCCCATAATTTGCGGCAAACTAAACTCACGGGTAGGATGAAACTCAGTCAGGATCGACTTGAACCCGTTGCGCTCGGGCTTGAGATTGACGCTGCCAGGTATCCTAAAGTTGCGTACGGCGTTAGTGGCACCCTTGTCGGTGTAACCGGCCTCGGCTATGGCCTTAATCGCTGCGCTAAAGACTTGGTGCGTGGGTTGATCGTCTAGGGCAAACGTAAAGCCCCATTGGAAGTTATCGGGGGAGGTTTCGATCTTCCACGTCGGCTCGAGCGGGGGCGCTTTCGATTTGGTGCCCACGTCATCGAGCACAAGAAAAGCAACATGGTCGCAATTGTGAATCGACGCACTCGGTTTACTTTTAAAGCGATCAACGACAAATGAGGCTGTATTGGCGTACCATGCGCCGCCTTCTTTGTACTCGCTCGGGTAAAAAGCTGGCCATGTCGCCTTGATCGTACCGTCGGCGTGTTGTTCTTTTCCAACAGGCTTTTGCTTGACTAATAGACAAGTTTCACCCTCAGGGGCGACTTTTGAAATATAATCGACGAAGTCCACGCAATACTCCTTAGTTGTTTAGACCACCCTAGCCGGTGGTCTTTTTTTTACTTGCCGTACCGAGCCATTGTCTGAATCTCGGCGTCTAGTGGCAGACCTTGCGCCCACGGGGGCGCGGTACACATTACTTTTCTTAATTGTTCGGTGACGGCCTCGGGCTGATCGGTTTCAATAACAATTTCGTCGTGAACGTGGAGTACAACGTCGTCAAGGGCTCGGAGAGCGTGACGTAATACGTCGTTCGCTGCGGCTTGGGTGATGTTCTCACAGGCCAAGCCACGCCATAGTCGGGCACGGGGCCATTCACGGGCGTCGGCGGCGGGCTTCCATGCTGCTTTGGCGTATGAAATTCCATCTTCTTCAAGTTTGGCGTAGGGGTAACAGAGGATGCGACCGGAAGGTAAAGCGTACCATAAGTGCTGACCATCAAACAGGTAGGTAACCCTACCCGCCACGATTTCGCGCCCCTTATTTCTCATGGCAATCATGTAGCCAGTTTCCAACTCTTGCCAGTATCGAACTGCCCATTGGTTTGCGCGCCGCCATGCGTCAACGGTGCGCTGTGCGTCTGATTCGGTCATGCTCAACCCGTACGCTCGACCCATTGCAGAAAACGCGCCGGTACCCCCACCGAAACCACAGGCGAGAATGGCGACCTTACCAATCTGACGCTGATCGGCGGTCACTTGGTCTTCGGGTATCTTGTACATGGCGGCGGCTTCTCTGACGTAAATGTCACGCCCCGATCGAAACACGTCTAGCACGTCATCGCCCCTGCCCGATAGCCACGGGGTCATACGCGCTTCGATCTGCGCCCAATCGGCTACAACCAAGGACTTACCCTTGGCCGGTATGATCGCAGGGCGCAGCATACCCTTTAGGACGTCTGTGACCCTTTTGCCAAAAATAGGTACGATGAGTTGTCCGTGAACCATTGCATCTCTAACGCTTTCCGGTTGGTTTGCGCATCGACGAGTGAAATTATGGACTTGAGCGCCGTATGACGACGCGCGCCCTGTAGCGCTGCCTCCAGCAAAAACAAATGCTCCTCTGACACGGCTATCCTCGACATCTGCCAAGTCTTTAAGGCGGCTGAACTTCGCAACCGACGACGCCCAGAGGTCATCGGCACATTGGATAACCTCTGCAACGTCGGGCGGTAGGTCTTCGACCGCAAGTAGGTTCGCGCGTACGCGCTTGTCGATTGAGTATTTTCCATCTTCCACTTCCATTAATTTAAGTTGTTCGGGGCTTAATCTTTCTTTAACCCATTCGCGCATCTTCGGCGAACGGACTGACGTGATCGCGCCATCGGTGACGGCTCGGACAATGGACTGTATGTCCGCGAGTTCGATGGCCGCGTAAGAGATGGCTGCGCTGGCAAGAGGCACGTCCACCAAAACACCTCTGTCGTTAATTTTTTCGTTGACATGGTAATCCTCCAGTTCTTCGTCTGATAGGGGGCGTAAGCTCTGACTGACGGCGCGCATAGCGCGGACATCTTGTTCACAGTATTGCACGAGTTCGGCCATAAGTGCAGGGTCATCTTTAAACGGTGGCACACATAGCGCCCTAATCAACTGCGCGCCTCTGTAATCTTTCTTCATGCTTGCACCGGCAAACCGGCCCACGTCCTCAAGAGAGCCAGGCGCACAATTTGCTCGCGCTTGTGTTGCGGTGCAATAGAACTGCTCTAGTTTGAAATTGACTTGTAAGACGTACCAAAAGATTAAGCGCTCAAAGGCTGCGTTGTGCGCGTAGATCAAGCCCTTGTGATCGCGTACACGCTGAGGAAAAGGCTGCGCGGGTAACCACGTCACAACCTCTTCATCGTCAAAGGCGTAGGACATACACAAGACGTCAGTTGTCGCGTCTTGGGCGTAGTTATAGACGCCATGCTTCTTTAGGTCGCAATGGCTACGGGTTTCAAAGTCAACCCATAGCATATTGCTTACGGATTTTGCCACCCGCCCCTGCATTGATAACCGCTGCGTTTACCCATATTTTGCTGCCAGTTGGCAGACGTCTTATGTGACCCCGACGCAAGTGTTCGCGCGGGCTGCGGTGGCTGCCCCCTGCGTGACCGTTGCCGGTGCCCGCTGGACGGTCTATGGTCAGCACATGGTACTCATCAAAGGGCAACGCACCAAGTGTTTTGCTGGGCTTGCGTGGCGGTAACTTTTCGGTGTGTACATTGCTACACGCCAACGCGTTAAGAAAATTAAGTAATGTACCGGCGGCCATATTTGATAATGCGTCCATATCTTTTTTATATTCATTTTCCGTTACATCAACACGTTTAAAAGAAAAACTTACCTCGCCATCCGCGTCATAACGCATAAAATTTGTTTTAGGTATACTTACAATCCCAAAAGGAATCCAAACTTCATCTAGCCCACCCCAAACGCTTACGGTTACGTTTGTTTTAAATTCAACCGCATAGACAACTATTTTTTTTAGCTTTGCGGTAATAAGACCAAATTCTAAAACAATAGATTCATAGGGCAAATGTAATTCGGTAATATCATTAAGCCCTTTTAATTTTGGGTCTTCTATAATTTTACCGTCGTCAGGCAAAGTAAATTTAACCGCTAAATCTAAACCCTTTAATAACAAATCTAAAGGCATTTTAGGTAATGCTTTTTTGGTGAAATCGCGCATAGATGATTTGGCGTACGCTTTTTTAATCTGACGACAAAAATTTAACGGTTCCATTTGACTCTACCTTAATTTAATTTATAGGTGGGGGCGTTGATTTGGTCGTTACTGAATGTGTATAGGAAACCGAGAAAAATATACACTTACAACATCCTCAAATGCTCGGTTAACCGCCCCCTAAACTTTACTCTTTTGGTAACTGCGGTATTGCTTGCGCGCGAATCTTAGCGATCAGGCCTTCGACCTGTTCGTAAGGTTGACGCCCGAGCATAGCCATAATCGAATTGACTTCTGCGACTGTCAGGTTCAAGTCAATCATGTTGCGCTCCTACGACGACGGGCGGGTGCAGCATCAATAGCAGACGCTACGGGTGACGTGTCAGGCTCAACTTCAGGCTCTTCGCCATCCATCGACACCCACGACTGAATGTCAAACAAGGGCGTAAAGATGCGGCCATACGACTTGTGCTGATAGTGTTCTTTTTTAAGTAACACAACAGGCACAGGCTTTAACTGATCTTTATCAACTTGTTCGGCAATAGCCACGGCTAGGGTCTGTACGCCACGCTTACCACCCGCTGATGTGGTGGTGTAACGCGCTTCCAAACCTTTGTCTTCGCCGGTCAGACACTTGATGCTCATGCCGACCTGCACTTCCCAACCGCGCTTGGCGCTTGGTGGTGCGTCATCCATCTCGGGCAATGGCTCAGACACAGACACCATTTTTTCGGCTAACACTTCACCGTCGCCCCACGCAATGTAGCCGTGGACGAATGAGAACGGATTGACCGCCCAAGTTGAGTCAGCTTCGACTTCGGTTTGATCGGCGCCAAAGACCCAATGGCCGGTTTTGTCCATTTTAATAATGACCGTACCAGTTGGGCCAACTTCGGCTTGAATGGTACGCAGGGCTGTACTGAGTGACTTTACTTCAGGGAGTTTTGCTAAGTTAAACATTTTACTGTCCTTTAGATTAGTTTTAGGTTTGCAAGTTGCGCGCCTAGGTTAATAACCGCTGGTCGTGGATCAGATTCCGCAGCCAACGTACTGCCCGAACTGACCGATACAGCAAGGTCAGACGGAAAGTTCTTTTTGCCGATCAACTTCTCGGCTTGAGCGACAGAGATTAGCTTACTCTCATACGCTTTGTCACCTAATAATTTTACGGGCGCTTCGTCGTTCACCCATTGACGTGTGCCCCTTTTGGCAACCAGTTTGTAGCCTGGCACACGCACGTTATTCTCTAGCATATCGTACGCCAGTACGCGCACGGCGTCGATCCACGATTCGAGTTCATCGGCTTGGGTGAGGTACTCACTTATCTTGTCAGCGTCAAGGCGCACAAGCGCGGTTTTCAGCGCCCGATCAACAGCACCGGTCACCTTGGGGCACGTTGGCTTGGCTGCACACCACCGGCAATGCTCACCGGACTCTAGTTTAGTGCGTGGGCCGTTGACCGCAGCTATCAGGTCAAACTCAAACTTAGCGATACGCTCGGGCGTTGTCACCCAACGCTTCACCATCGGCGGCTGGACAATAATGATTTCAATTTCTTCAACGTCCTCAAACACCCATTGCGTGTCCGGCGTACGCATGGCGGCAGCGGCGTAAAACATACCCTGTTCATTCTCAGTTGCCTCGACAGCCACGCCATTGCCGAATTTCCAATCCAAAACAATTGCCTTCTTACCGATCCGACCAAGTAGATCAGCAGAGCCGAACACGCCTGGCAAAAGATCACCAAAGTTGACGCTACTTTCCACAGCAAACTCCATTTGCTTATCGGGATCAATTTCATCCAACGCCGCAAGCGCCACAGCAATCTTGTCATCGTACAACTCCTGAGTGAGCGTGATGCCTTCGTAGACCATACCGATTACGCTTTCGGGCGTAGCTTTGCAGTCAAGGATTTGACTAATGGCGTCGTGCAATAACGTGCCTTCGTCAGCGTACTTGCTAGACGGCTTTGGTGGCATCTTAGCGACCAGTTCAATTGATGCGGGGCAAGCGATAACGCGTTTGGCGGTCGAGCCGCCGACGATAGTTGAGTGATTCATTTTGACACCTCAATAGCCAACAGGCTTTGTAATTGATCTTCAAGTTTTTGCACTTTAACTTGCGCCTCGGCCTTAACACCTTGCAGTTCTGCGCGCAACGATACGATCTTGTTATCAATCATCGCTTTACGATCAATCAAATCAAATTCAATCGTTGCCGTGCCAACTTTTGTATACCCTTGAGTTGACATATCTAATTCTGTAAACGATATGTCCTCAACAAGTTGTTTGCCTGTGGCAGTCAAAAGTTGCTCGGCAGATAAATAACTGTGTTTAGACAACCAAGCGGTAGCGGTAATTTTCATTTTGTGTAGTCCAATTTAGTTTAGAGAGATTTAATTGTACACGATTTTTTGCTTGTGCTATACTTTTTTACATGAAAGGAGAAATAAATGAATATGAACCAAATACATGAGTTATTTGAGTATCGCGACGGTCATCTTTATCGCCGTGTAACTACGTCGCACAACGCAGTAAAAGGAACTTTAGTTAAAGGCAGCATTAGCGGTCAGTATTACCGCGTTCGCGTAGGTAGCGAACGATATGGCGTGCATCAAGTTATCTTTTATATGTTTAACGGATTTTTACCCTTAGAAATAGATCATATAGACCGAAACAAATTAAACAACCGCATAGAAAATTTGCGCGCGGCTACCGTAAGTCAAAACGCAAGTAACCGTCCTACACCTAAAAGAAATACATCCGGCGCTAAAGGTGTTAGTTGGCATACCCCTAACTTAACATGGCGGGTTCAGATATCGCTTAACAGGAAAGTAAAACATATTGGGTACTTTAAAGATTTTGAATTAGCAGAACTTGTGGCTGCTGAAGCAAGAAATAAGTACCACGGGGCGTTTGCTAGCCATGCGTGAGTCGGCGATAGAGCAGTATTTTAAGTGGTGCGTTGAAAGAGCCGGAGGGAAAAGTTACAAGTTCACGTCGCCTAGCCACCGTGGCGTAGCTGACCGTATAGCGTGTTTCCCCGACGGGGCGACATGGTTCGTAGAGTTAAAAACCAAAGGAGGTCGATTGTCAGAATTACAAAAAATTTTTGCCGCCGACATGGCTAAATTAAACCAAAACTACACAACACTATGGACTAAGGAACAAGTAGATGCTTACATTAAGACCCTATCAGACTGAAGCCGCAACCTTTCTCGGCGCGCACGACCGCGCTATGGTGTTGGCCCCCGTAGGAGCCGGTAAGACGGCGATTACGTTGACCGCTATGCAAGATTCACCGGTGCGCCGTTGGCTTGTCTTAGCGCCTAAGCGGGTCGCCACAAGCGTATGGCCAGCCGAGGCGCTCAAGTGGGCACCCGACCTTGACATAGCCGTGGCCGTAGGTACACCCGCGCAACGCTTGAAAGCACTTAGCGCACAAGTTGTTGTGACCAACTACGACAATCTGCAATGGTTGGCCGAGCAAGAGTTGGACTTTGACGGCATTGTGTTTGACGAACTGACACGGCTTAAGAACCCCTCGGGCGCGCGCTTCAAAGCGTTGCTCAAAGTCATTGAACCCATGACTGTGCGGTGGGGTCTGACCGGATCGTTTACTTCTAACGGTCTAGAAGACGTGTTTGGGCAATGCAAGATCGTTGACCAATCGTTGCTTGGGCGTAGCCAAGGCGCGTTCATGCAGACCTACTTTGTGCTGATAAACCCCGAGTACGGCGAGTGGATGCCAAGGCCCCACGCGTTGCGGTCGGTCATGGAACGTATCAAACCGGCAACCTATTTGCTTGAGCCTGGTCAATACGCCGACAAGCTGCCGCCTTGTCACACCGTCGAGTTGCACTGCAACATGGAGATGGACAGGTACAAGGAAATGAAAAAAGAATTTGTGCTGCGCTTTGGTGATGTACAGATCGCCGCCATTAACGCAGGCGTTGTGACAGGCAAACTGCAACAGATGGCTAGTGGGTTTATCTACGCCACCGACACATGGGCGGGCGAAAAGAGTTTTATCACCACGTCTACCGGCATTTGGATGAGTCACCACAAGTTTAATTTACTTGATGATTTACTAGAGGAGAACCAACGTGCCAACACTATCGTCGCTTATACCTACAAAGAAGAGCTTGCCGAACTCAAGCGCCGCTACCCCCACGCCGTCACCCTTGACGACAAAGACGCTATTGAGCGCTGGAATGCGGGAAAAGTGGAGTTGCTACTTGTCCACCCCAAGTCAGCAGGTCACGGGCTTAACTTGCAACACGGCGGTTGCCGGATGGTCTTTCTGTCATTGCCTTGGAGCCTTGAACTCTACGAGCAAACCGTAGGGCGTATCCATAGGTCAGGCCAAAAGAATGACGTGTGGGTATATGTGTTGCTCACCAACGATACCGTTGATGAGAAGATTTGGGGCGCGTTGCATGACAAGCGCGCTGTGTCTGATATTGCCTTGGAGGCTTTGAAATGACCCCTTATGAAAAAGGTTTTGAAGATTGTAAAAAGCAAGTCAAAGTTGCAATGGTTGCGGCTGTTGAAAATGCCATCTTGATGGAGCGTGAGGCTTGCGCGCGGTTGGTTGAAGAGATGGCCAGTAGGGTCGATGACATCCGCCGCGCGGTGCTTGAGGTTGCCGCTGAAGGTATCAGAGCAAGGTGGCAGAAATGAAAATTGATCTACTACGGGCGCAACTGGCGGCGGCCAAGGACGTGTTGCGCCACCGTCAGAAGTTAATGAACGAAGCGACACGGGCCTACAACCGTGTTTTTGTAACTGTTAAAAAACTGGAGGAAAGATATGCAAATCACATGGCGAAAACTAAATGAGAACATGGCTACCTATACTGAAGATGAAATCATGGCCATGCTTGAGTACGAACGCACTCACGAACGCAGGGTGAAGATGCTGTTGCGCTTGCACCAGCGGGCAAACTCTCTGCGCGTTGCGCGCGAGCGTATTGAACTGTTGAAAGAGGGGCTGCGTCCGTGAGCTACATCGTTGCATCCCTACCTCCGCTCAAGTGTTTCGTACGCCGAGAGTTTTTGTACAACTTTACCAAAGGGCACGGAGAATACGAACCGGCTATTTGGGTGAGCATCAAGGCACTCAGGGGCCAAGTGTTTCGCATCGAGAGCCTTCTGCCCAACTACAGCGCGTTGTACGACAAGCTGCCTATCCACGCCTATGTGTGGCACACCGATAGCCCTGCGGCACTTCCTATCGACACGCTACAGCTTTGGGATTGTATGGGGTACAGGTTTACGGTGATTGAAAAGATCGGCTTGCGTAACCTGGGCGTTAAGTTTATGTCTAAAGACAAGACGTGGGTGTACGGCAAGTACCTGTTCACGGTGGACTTCTGCGCGGATGGCCAAGACGTGGACACGGGCTTTACTGAACAGGCCGAGGAGCATAAAAGTTTTAACTTTCTGAGGCTCGACAATGGTCAGTTTGCTTGTCAGCCGAACAATAGGTGCCTGTGGTACGACCAAAGCCTAATCCCTGCTGAAACCAAGCACCCTGACTTTCAAGCAGCACAAACCTTTTGGACGGTAGACGGCACACGCAAGTGGACAACCGGCACCGATTGGTTTTATAACATTGAGGAGCGCACATGACCGAGAGCCAGGTGTACAAACAAATTATCGAGAACCTTGCACAGATCGACGATGACATTGCTAGGCTGCGCCACCAGCACTTGATGCTGCGCGTGGACATTCAAATTCTATTGGAGAGGCAAAATGATTTACGAACTGGTGATGTGGTTCTACGCGTCGATGGCCCTGATGGTAGCGGCGCTCTTATGGCTATTCCGTACCCGAGATAAACCCCATGTGTTTCCACCCGAGTGGATTTGCGACGGGTGTGGTCAGGTGTGCAGCAAACTCAAGGAGGGGCTTTGTGAATACTGCGAAAAGCAACTGGCCAAGTAATGTTGACCGTGGCGGGGCAAACTGGACGGGGCGTGTTGCGCGCAGACTTAAAGACTGCTACTCGCGCCCATACATTCCCCTGTGGCGCAGGGTTCTGTGGCACCTACTCAAATAGCTCATAGTGCGGGCTATCGGACTCGCCACGCTCATGAATCGTGGCGTCCATATCCCAGTCGCCGCCCCAGCGCAACGTCACGCCAAGCTCTTTGGCGGCGGCGAACATAATGTTAGCCAAGCCATCAAAACGGGCGTAGTCATTCCAATCAATTGGGTAGGGGGCTAAGTCTACGGCATGACCGTAACCGTCGGCTTGGACGCCGTGAGTGCCGCTAGTCTGCACCCATGTCACGACAAGGCCAGGCTTGGTTCGCCCCTGAGCCCACAGCTCATCTTGTCGTGCTTGCGAGCGCACACCTTCCAAGACCGTGAAGTCAATCGGACTGATCTCAAGCGCACGATGGACAACGGCCACCAGTTTGGGGTGTACGCCTCTAAGGTTGTTGAGCGAGCGTTCTGAGAAGGTAAACATTATTTTTTCTGCGCGTAAAAAAGTGTGCGGTCACCAAACAGGTAGAACCCTACGGCGCTTGCGAAATTATTAACCGCTGGCGAGTCTTGCCCTGTGATCATCATAAACGACCAAGTACCGAGCACCACGGTAGCAACACCTGGGCGCATCAATCTGACAATCGCCTCGACCCACGGGTAAGTTGTACCTGCGCCGCCCGCTGCGTTCATTGCCTTGAACATCTCAAGGTCGGTGTTACGCATCTGCGTGTACTCGGCGACGTTGGTCGGTTTGTACACGTCGGTCTGGATAAAGCGCCCGATCAGGGATTTGCCAAGGTCTACGGCAAGGGGCCCAAGCGCGGCTAGGAGCGTAATCGGATCCATTACTTGTCCACCTTAGATTCAAGTTTGTCAAATATTCGGTCGAGCAGCATCTCAACGCGGTCGAACCGCTTGTCCATCTCGCCTTTGAGCGTATCCATCTCAGACTTTTTAACGTACGAATCGCTGACGTGCAACTTGAGGTCAGAGATGTCGGTCTTGAGTTCTTTCACAGAATCCCATAACTGACGACAAAACCAACCGCCTACCGCAAGTAATGAACCAGCGCCTACGTTGATGAAGTTTTGCCAATCCATTAGTCTTGTCCAGCTAAAGCGTTGATGCCACCCATTGTGATGGGGCGAAGGGCGTTGCGAGCAAACTGATTATTGATTTCCTGACTACCTCGCTTGACCATTGCGCGCTCAATAGCGTTTGCAGCAGACGCAGGGTTGGCTAATTCGGTAGCTAATTGAATAGCAAGTTTCTCGTCCATTTTACCTAGTAAACGTTTAACGGCAAAGTTAAATGCTGTAACTGAAGTATTTAATAAACTAGGAAAAGGCATACCACCGCTTTTACCTGTTTCAGTTGCAATCTTGCCTACCGTACCTGTTCGACCGGCTTGCGCTAAACGCTCATACTCGGCTGTGCGCGCTAAATCATCCCGCACGGCGTTGACCGCACTCAATTGTTTAGGTGTTAACCCTTGAGTTAAATTGCTAATGCGCTGTTCAATTGCAAGCGCGTTGGGGCCGGCAGGGATGGCCGGCGCCAATTGGTTAGCCGCGTTTGTTCCTTGCATACCTTGTACGCGTTGCAAACGTTGCACGTCTTTGCCAATTGTTGCAAAGCGTTGCGTTAGCCCCATGCCCGCTTCATCCATAATCCTAATGGGTTGCGCGTAGTCCTTTAAAAATTTGGCAAGGGCTGCGGGTTTAACTAGGCCGGTAGATGCGTCCGTCACTTTTTGACGGAACAAATCCTCAATACCTTCACGCGCAAATTTAAATGCGGTAGGGTCACCATTAAACAAATTTACAAATTGCTTGGCTTCAGACTCACCACCAGGGTTAAAGTATTGGGTAATGACATCTTCAGATTTAATCTTAGGTACATTGTCTGCGGTTTGCTTAAATAATTTATTGTTAGTGCCCTCTTTAAATCGTGGCACATACTCGGTACGGTAAGTGCTAACAATGTCGGCGTAAGCTTGCTTGGCTGTGTCAGGAATTGCCGTAGTCTTGCCGATAGCGTCGTCAATTTCTCTGTGCAATTGCATTAAATTACGCAGCGCGGTTGGGTCAGTTGGGCTGTTGCCTGTTATGGCCGCTTGAATATCTGCGTTGATACCTTTACGCACATCATCTAGTTCTCTAAGCGTAGCCACCGGTGGCCCCGCAACAACCGTTGGCGCAGTTTTAATTTTTGATGATATTAAACCCCCGCCTAAAGGTTTAGCTTCAGGTGCTTTAGGTTGAAATATTGACAGTTTTCGTACGGTTTGTGGCGCAGTATCAGGCGCAAACGTAGATAGCTTGCGACCTAAAATTTCTTCGGCTTTAGCTAACACGTTTGACACGTCTATTTTGCCGTTACCTGCTAAATCAAACGCGGCGTTATAGCCAGGCTCAAGTGTTTTTGTCTTAAAATCTTGTTTAAGCTGTTCGCCAACTGCTCGTAAACCTTCACCTTTTTCAGATGGTGTAACCGTAACAAGGTTGTCGTCGATTTTTTTTGTAATGCGGTCAACCACACCTTGAAGCCGTGCGTCTACCCGCGCTTGTTGCGCTAATTGCGCCTCGCTAGTTTGTGCGGTTTTGCCGGTGTAAAGTGGCGCTGCTTCCGGCATAACCGAAAGATCTTTAGTTAACCCCGAAAACCTTGTGTTGCCCACAGTAGACGCAACTTGTCCAGCGGTGGGTGAAGAGCCTGGCACGATCACGGCGTTGGGGTTACGCAACGCAGCTATAAGTTCATTGCCTTGCTCGCCAACGGCTTTATTTAGCGCGGCGGTAGCGGGGTCAAACATTGAACGACCATACCCAATAACACCTTTTGCAACTGGAACCGCCACCGCTGGTACAAACGCGCCCACGCCTGTGCCAAAGGCTACGCTTTCTTCAGTAGGGTTGACTAGCCCTGCGGTTATCCCACCGCCAATACCGCCACCCAATGCGCGCGCGCCTATGTCTGCCGCGCGGGGAACAGATTTCAATCCGGCTGCCGCCGCTTCTTTTGCAGTTTGTGGCAAGCCTGTTTTAAATCCACCGGACGCAATAGACTCAGCAACGGGGGTTAAATATTTAGCAAGAGAAGGAGCCATTTCAGCTACTTTAGTTACACCTTTTGCTGCTAACCCAATAGGGAACGCGGTTGCGCCAATTTCACCTAAAATTTCACCTGACTTGGCTAATGTACTTGCTCCGTATGTTTGGTTGTAGCTTGCATCGTCGGCGCGTTGTTTTGCCTCTTCTACCGCTGCGCGAGTGTTGGTGCCGGCAACATAATCCAACGCGCTTGCACCGCCGCGAATCAACGTGTCCGATACGTTTTTAAATCCCTTGTAAATGCCTGCCGGTATTTGCATGACCTCTTGCATCGCGGTGCGTTGAGTGGGCATACCTTCGCCTGAACTCACTACAGGGTCAGATTTCCATGAACTTTCTACAACCGGATCATCTCGCCAGCCCATTATCGTTTTCTCCGTGACACTCCATCAGGGTCAATATACGTTGCCCCCGAAGGTAATGCGTTGTATTCCGCTTCCGACTTAATAACGGGATTTGCACTTGCTTCAGGTGTTGCGGCAGTTGGTGCAGTACCGCCTGACCGCTGCATACGGGCGCGCGCGTTTTCTACCCCGCGTTTTAGTACGCCTTGGTATTCACGCGCAGCAGCCATGTATTCAGTTTCCGATTGCGCTAAGTCCATACGGGTACGCGCAGCCGTTGCTTTTTCACCCTCTTTCTCAGTAATAGCGCCGCCGCCTTTAAGGGCTTCAAACGCGTCCAAGAACGCTTGCGACAATACTTCTTTGTGTCGAATAGTAAAACTCTTACCCTGAGTGCCAGGAATGTACGCAGTACCAAAACCCGCACCTACAGCCTCATTAAAGCCTGGGTGCGGTTTACCTTTTGCCCCCGCTAAAGGTTTACCATTTGCGTCAACGCCGCCGATCATTTCGTCAATTTTGCGAATAGCGTCATTGTTCATTGCAATAGCTTCCGGTAGTTTTGCTACCGCTTGCCGTTCTTTTATTACAGTCGCCGAGGGCGCAGGGCGCGCTACATTCGGGCTAATAGTTAAATTGCTGCCAGCAGTAGCATTGACACTTAAAGGCACTTCACCTTGTTTAACAGGTTGTAAAACGCCGCGCTCGTCGGGTCGAGCCTGTATGAGAACTGGTTGTCCGGTAACGGGATCAGGAACCTCCATAGTGGTCAACGGGCCACCATATTGTTGTTTAGCAGACGCCAACAACTGAGTACGCTGCGCGTTAAGCGCTTGAAGAATAGGTATTGATCGAGGATTGTTAATTGGATACTTTGCCATTTGAGCATCAATAGCATCTATTCTTGCATACACATCGTTTGGCGGCGCAGTAGATGTTACAGGCGCAGTCGCCGGTGCTTGTGCGTCGGCAGGAGGCGTAACAAGATTATTAACTGAAGGCGGCGCAAGGTTGTTTGTAGGCGTGCCCCCACCAGATATCGCATCGATCTCGGCTTGTTGTTTTTGTCTTAAATCAAATTCTTTTTGCGCCAAATTGGCGTTCATATAGCCTGGGCCTGCACTAATGCGCGTGCGCTCAGTCTGCATTAACTCTTGTTGCAGTTTGCCCGCGCCCAACGCTGACTCACGTTTTAGTTTTTCTAAACCGCCAGGCGTATTAAGCGCAGCAATAATCTTAGCGCGTGATTGTTCAGCCGTCACACCGCGTTGGTTAAGATAGCTACCTAACACGGGGTCTTTATGGTTAGACTCATGCCAAGACAAATAGTCTTCCGGCGTGTTAACACCAGTCAACATTTCGCGCGACAATTCAATACGCTTTAAAACCGCTTCGTTTTGCAACTTACCCGTTTCAGCGTTTGTCTTAATAAGTTGGCTGCCAACTTTAGGGTTAGCTGCCATGACACGCCGACGAAACTCAGGGTCATTTAAATCACCCCCAGACGCATACGCTTCGCGCAAGGCGTTGTTGCCTTCCATCTCTTGTTGCGCGGCTTTTATACCCATCACTTGAGCATACTGCGCCAACATATTAGGCTG